TTTTTTTAATAACTGGTTGTTCAATTGTTTGAGTTGCAACCTCAACATTTTCTACTGCTTTTGTAGCTTTTTTAGCCATGATATAATAAAATTAAATAATTAAAAAAGATAAAGCAAGGCGCCAAATGTATGACGCCTTATCTTTATCAAAAATACTATGATGCAGTAAACAATACAAAATTGTTAGCACCTTGTACACATAAACATCTTTCAGATAAAAAGTGAACTACCATAGAATCAAGTCCTGTAGTGTAAGCACCACCTGCTGAACCTGTAATCCAAGATTTCATTCTTCTATCTTCTGTTTCAGAAGCTCTGTATCGTACGTGTAGGAATGGTCTACGGATATTAGATCCTAAAATTTGATCATATACAGTAGAAGTACCTGCAGGAATAAGAACTCCATCAATACCTGAAACTTGCATTCCACCACGAGTAGATGCATCGTTAAGATATTTCCAGTCAGTTTTATAAAAGTCGTAAGAACCTCTTCTAAATCCTGAAAATCCAAGATTCAAAGCCATTTCTTCAGAGTTTTCAAACAATCCAAAAGCAGTTCCACCTTGAGCTCCAGAAGATATTTGAGCAAGCATATCATCAAAGTCTAAAGAAGTTTTTCTGTTTAAGAAAAGCATATTTTCTTCAATAGCCCCTTGAGTATCAAGATTTTTAAGTATACTATCAAATTCTCCAAGACCAGCAGTTGCAGTAAAGTTGTTTAGAACATTACCTCTGTTTTGTACTGCAGCAAAAAGACCTTCAGTTCCGCCAAAAGCAGGAGCAAGTCCAACAACTCCAGAACCTACAGCAGCTAGTTCACCTTCAACCATTGCCATTTCAAGATAGTCTTCAAAACGTAAACGAGTTTCAGATTCAGCTTTAAGATACCATAGGTAACCAGAAGTTCCATCTTCAGTAGCTACTTCAATCCAACCGATTTGAGCCATATCAGATCCGTTAATTTCGAATCTATCCTTAATAATAATAGGAGAATTGCTAAATTGAGTAAATGAAGGAGTAATGCTAGTAATGTTATTATCATTTGTTCCTTTTCTGTATTCAGAACCGTAAACAAAGATTTTAAGACCAGCAAGAGCAACACCAGCAGAACCTAAAGCTGTTGCTAAATTTGCACCAGTATAAGTAGCTACAGTAATAACTCCATTAGCAGAACCAGCGGCATTAGAACCTACACTAGCTGTAACTAAAGCTTTTACTTCTTGTCCAGTTGTTGGATTCATAATAACGATAGTATCTTGTACTGAAATTACGTTATCTACAAAAAGAGGACCAGCAACGGCATTAAGCGGAATGTTTAAACTAACATCATTAACATTTTTAGTAACGTTAGTGTATGCAACATGTAATCTATTTTGTTCTGACCAAATAACTTGATCTGAAGTCATAGGCATTTCTGCTCCTACCATACGAAGGAATCCAGAAAGAGTTCTATTTCCATAACGCTCTACTTCTTGCTCATATATCTCAGGAAGATACTGTTGTGCAAAAGACGAAAAATTCGCTCCAGCAGGGTTATTGAATTGTAAATAATTTGTTGAAAGAGCCTGTTGTTGTTGACTCGGTGTAATTGCCCCAAACGAGGGGATGACATTTGCCATAGTTAATTAATTTTTAATTGTTAAATTTTCTGTTTTTAATTTTAAGTTTTGAAGAGTCTACTCCGCTAATAGCTTTAACTTTCATACCACCAAAAGTAATTTCACCAGTAGGCACTTGCCTAGCTTCTGTTGTAATGTTTTTAGATTTAGCAATTTGTTCTTTAATAGCATCGGTTTTACCCTGCTCATAAAAATGACTTGCCATAGTATCCGCATTTCTGGCGGCATAAATAGCTTTGTGATAACCAGCAGGATCTTTAATATTACCATCTTTGTTTAGGAACGTCCCTACGAATTCAGATAAATCTTTCTGCTTGTCAGCAACTACAGAGGGATCTTTAACACCGTACTTAAAACTTTTATTTCCTAATTTAAAATCAAAACCTTTGAAATCATTAGTAAAATAATTATTAGTACTTTGAATAAAGTTTTCTCTGACGAGCTCGTTAGCTTGTTCGTCTTCTTTGTATCGGTTAAAAAAGTCAGTAGCTTTTTGTTGGTCTTGAGTTACGCCGGGCCTCAACTTGATTTCCTCGTAATATTTACTCTTAGTGTCCTCTAAAAAGTTTTTGGCTTTTGCAACTTCTTCTTTAAACGCAAGTTTCTTTTTGCGTATATCTCTGTCTTCATCTAATTCTGCATCATAACTAAAGTCTTCTAATAAAAGACTTACATCTTCTGAATCTAAATGAGGTTTTGTTTGTTTATAATATTCTCTAATTAATGTAGTATTATCTACATTAGAATAATCAGCATTTAATCTAGCGTAATCTTGTACATCACCTCCGGTATCTTCCATAAACTTTAAAAGTTTATTTATTCCTTCTGGTAATTCAGGTGCAGGAGGTGGCGTATTAACAACCGCCTCTGGTTGAGCAGATACATTAGGTTTAATTTCTGTTGTTTCTTCTACTTGTTGTAGCGGAGTATCTACTTTTTCCGCAGCATCCTCACTGGTAATGACGGGCTCTTCGTGTATTTCTCCCACTTCTTGCAATCCCACTCCGGGTTGTTCTGTGCGTAACACGCTTTCCTCTGTGCTGGGTTCTTGAATGGCATCTGTTTTTTCTTTTTTAGTTTCTTCTTCTTTTGGAAGATTACTTAGATCAATTTTTGTTACATTAGATACTTTACCTAAATCTTTAAATTTTGGAGTTTTACTTTTTATTTTAAACTCCCCTTCTTGTTTTACTTCTTGTGTTACTTCTGTTGACATGATATAATAAAATTAATTAATAAAAATTATCTTGGGCCAAACTGTTCTAGACCAAACCCACTTAAATTATCATTACCTGATGATTCAAAGTTTTTTGGTAATAAATCATTTTTACGTTGATCTATAAGTTCAGATTGTTGTGTGCCTTGTATTTTAACTCTTTCGTCTTTACGATCTTCTATTTCTTGTTCTTTTCTTGTTGTTGCTTGCGCCTGAATTTGAGCTAATTGCATTTGATAATTAAATTCTTCTGCCATCAATTGCTTTTTGATTAAAGCCTCTTGCTCCATTCTTTGTATTTCATAATCAGATTTAGCTTTTTCTAATTGCATTTTTGTTTCAGCTAAAGCTTGCCCTTTTTGAACTTCTGCTAGCGCTGCAGCTTCAGAGGCTTTTGCATTGGCCTCTCCTTGTGCAGCTATATTAGCCTGTTGTATTTCTTGATCTCTTTTTTGTTTTTGAGTTCTTTTTACTTTTAAAAGTTGATTAGCTAATTTAAGATTGTTTACTTGTCTTATATCAATAGCGTCTTCTAAATCAATATTACCTTGCTGTAATGAAACTTGAATGTTTTGTTCTAATTGCGCTTTTTCTTCTTCGTCTGGTTCAAGTTCTAAAAATATTCCAAAGTCATGTAAGCATACATTTTCAATTTCTTCCAAAGTTGCTACATTAAACGTATTTATACTGCTTAATAAAGATTCTCGGGTTAAAGGAAACTGCAATGCGTCGTTTACTCTTAAGCTTATATTCTCTGCAGTTTTAATAGTTATATACATTAAAGACTTTAATATATGTCTTGTAGCCGTATTTGAATTAGCCGCAGCCATTTTTTGTAATCCAACTAAAGCATTTTTATCTGGAGAACTTCCATCTCTAGCTTCATTTAATCCAGTTGTATCTCTTATCATTTGTAAATAATACTGATAAGTTTGTATTAAAGCTTGAATTTTAGCAAGACCGCTAGAAGATTGTAATTCTTGTATAGGAACTTTACCTCTATTTAATTCACCGTCTTGTGTTAATGATCTACCCACAATACTACCAGTTTGAAAATACATATTTAAAGCTTCTGCTGGGTTGTAGTTTGTTCCATTACCTAAATCAACTTCAGCTAACCCATCCATATCTAAATATACACCATCTGGGACTACGCGAGATAATACTTGTTGTAATTTTAAATGCGTTAACTGAATCATATCAGCAAAACTTGTTATTCTATTTACTAAAGAATCAACTCTACCTTTATACATTCTAGGTGCAGAAATAGAATAATTCATATTAACTTTAGTAGTATCAGAAAAAGGTCTTGTCATATTTTCTGCAAACTTCCAATCTAAAACTCTACTCATTCCTAATACTTTAGCTCCTGTATATAAAACCTCTATACTTCTAGAAACTCTTTCAAAATTATCATTTTCTGGCGGATCGAATAAATCATCTTTTTCAATAGTTTTTTCTAAACCTTGTTCAGTTCTTTTAATTTTAAAAACTTGATTAGTATAAGTTTTGTATTCAAAAAATAATATAGATACTAAATTACTATCATCTCCTCCTGCAAAATTTCTTACATAATTACTATATTGAGATGGCCCTTTAAATTTTTGTATTTCTTCTAATTCAGAATCTGTTAAATTAGAAAATTGTCTTTTAACTTCAGCTAAGCTCAGGTTTTTAACTTCTCCAACATAATATATGTCTTCAAAGTTTGGATCTTCTGTGTAAGAATACACTATTGAAGCAGGATCTACATAATCAACTGTAACGCCCTCTGATAAGTTAAAACTTGTTTTTGAGCAACCAATACCTAATACTGCTAAGTCATATGCAATACGTCGTTGATCTTCTTTATATTTATTAGCATTAAAAACATTTTCTATTAATTCTTCTTCTGCAATCTCAACAGCTTGCTTATAACTTAATTGCATTACTAAATCTAATTCTTCTTTGCTTTTTGGAAGATTTTCTGGATTAGAAGTATTATAAAGATCTGCTCCAGTAGATTGTTTAATGTTTTCAACAAAAGACTGAGAGTACATGTCTTCCATTATGCTTGCCGCATATCTAGTTCTTTCTTTTAATGCAAAAGGATCTGTAGCAAAAGATTTTATTTTATAACCTTTTTCTGTCATTCCGTTTACTACAATGTCTACAAACTTTGGAATTACTGGGACAATTTTCCAATCCAAATTTAAATAAGACAAATCACCATTAATAGATAATTCATCTTTATATTTTGAAACAGGCTGCTCCCCTCTAGCATATAATCTTAAGCTGTGGTAGTTTTGATAATTTTGTAAATATCTATCACCACCTATATCTTGTCTAAACCATTCGTTTTCAATGGCTTGAGCCACTCGCAATCCATAGTCATAACTATTCTTTACTGAATCTGGTACTACCTGATCTGGGAATGAACTGTTATAATTTGTGTAAACCATCTATTTTTGAATTATTTTTGATGTAAAGCCATCGTTGTTATATTTTTTTATTCCTAAACTCATAGGCTTAAAAACTTTTTTAGCCGAAGGAGCATATTTGTTTTTATTACAAGCCATTATGGCCAAGCCAGAACTAATTGATGCATCAAACTTTGTTCTATTATTTAAATTAAATTTAGACCAATCATTTAAAGTTCTTAAAAAGTACATATCTCCATAAGCATCGT